ATCACGAAAAACCAAGAAGCCCTTGGAATCGCTGAAATCATTAACGCGGCGCAAACGGAACTGGTTGGCATGCAGAACCGGGCTGGGGCGCATATTCGCATGATGCCCGGCTATATTGTCCGCCAGTCACATGATGTGGGTCGAATTCGGGCCGCTGGCCAAGAAGCCTGGACACAATTCGTATTGCCCTTGCTGAATGAGGAAAAGACGTTCGGCAACATGGAGGTAGCTCCGTTTCTGGAAGAGGCCTACAAGGGTTTCTCAACCGGTCTGCACATGAAGCAGCGTGGCGAGGAAGTTGCTGATGACGCAGCAGCCTTGCTTGGTTTTACTGGACCCGGCAACCTGGCCAAGAAGATCAGCGCTAACCGGGTTCTCCACTTCAAGGATGCGGACTCGTGGCTGAAGTATAATGAGGCTTTCGGGCAAGGCAGCCTTCGTGAGTCCATCTTGTGGGGTGTAGAATCCGCCTCGAAGAATTTGGCTTTGATGGAAGGCCTTGGCACGAACCCCGAGTCGATGTTCAAGACACTTATTGGCGAATTGAAGGAGGCTTCACGCAACGATCCTGAGGCGTTTGACAAGCTGAATAACTGGTCGCTTGAGGCCCTGTATAGGCAGATTGATGGCTCTGCGCGTATTCCGGCTAACCGCACACTAGCCGCGTGGGGCTCAGGTATTCGCGTGCTTCAGAACATGGCGAAGTTGGGTTCGGCAGTGCTGTCATCAATCACAGACATCCCATTCCAAGCGGCTGCCCTGAAGTACAATGGCGTAAGTCTGTTTGAGGCCTATAGTAATGCATTCGCTAACGTGCTCCGTGGCCGTGGCGATGCTGATCGAAAAGAGATTGCCCGCTTAGTAGGCTCAGGCTTCCAAGGCATTCTGTCTGACATTGCCAGTCGCTTTGCGGCAGAGGATAACATTCCGGGGCGGATGGCCAAGCTGCAACAGAAGTTCTTCAAATTGAATCTGATGAACTGGTGGAACGACGCACACAAGTCTGGTGTGGCTGTGATGCTGTCAAACCATCTCGGTGGCCTGAAAGACATGGACTTCAGTGCACTGCCAGATGCCACCAAGCGGATGTTCATGCTCTACGACATCAACGAACGTGAATGGAATGCTATTCGTTCTACGGCCTGGGAGCGTGACGGCGACTGGTATCTTACGCCTGACCGGATTGCTGGATTAGACGAGTCTCGGATGAAAGAGGTCTATAGCCTTAATAACCTAGATATATCCTCCGAGTCCTCCCGTGAACTAAGAAAGCTCAGGGATAGCCTAGAAGTTAAATTTAGGGCCTATTTGACCAATCAGATTGAAAGTGCCATCCCACATCCGGATGCTCGCGTCCAAAGTCTCCTAACCCTTGGAACCCAGGCAGGTACACCGCTCGGTGAGGCCGTTCGCTTCATCATGCAGTTCAAGTCATTCCCGATTGCAGTTCTTCGTCGTGGTGTGGCGCCGTTCGTTTATGGCAATGGGGCCGAATCGTTCAGTGAGGCATTATTCAAGGGCAAAGCGGACTACGCTGGATTGGCCCATATCATGGTTGCCTCGACCGTGTTCGGTTACCTGGCGATGGTTGCTAAGGACACGGTTAGAGGACGTACTCCGAAGGATCCCACTGATCCAAAGATCATCGTCGCAGCTATGACGCAAGGTGGTGGCTTGGGTATTTACGGCGACTTCGTGTTTGGTGAGTTCAATAAGTACGGGCATTCAGCAATCGCTACGCTATCTGGGCCAACTGTTGGACAGTTCGAGGATCTTGCGCGGCTGTACTCTCGCGCCAAGGAGGGAGACTCTGTTGCTGGTCAGTCTTTGCGATTCATGATGAATAACACACCGTTCGCGAATCTGTTTTATACGCGTGCTGCGTTGGACTATCTGTTCCTGCACAACCTACAGGAGACGGTTAACCCTGGCTATTTGAGCCGCATGGAGCAGCGAATTCAACGCGAGAGCGGGCAGCATTACTATCTGCCACCGACACAGGTTATTCCGTACGGTGGCAGATAAATTCCGAGCACTAGTGCTAATAACCATGGTACAATCTATAATAACATCGGAGTAAAG